CTTGCTGATTACCTTGAAGAAGAATACGGTAAGCAAGTTATAGGAACCTATAACATAGAGAACGCTAAACTTTACTTAGGACACTAGCATCATGAATATCTTTGCCGATCCGGCAACGTGCCTTGCCCTCGCTATCTATTGGGAGGCAAGGAACCAGCCTACTGCTGGACAAGTAGCAGTGGCACAGGTTGTCATCAATCGTGTCAACGATGATGGCTTTCCTGATAACGTCTGTGACGTTGTAACTCAAGGACCAACCTACAAGAGCAATCCCGATCTACCTGTCAGGCATATGTGCCAGTTCAGTTTCTACTGTGACGGCAAGTCAGATGATCCAAAGGATCACAAGTCTTGGGACAAAGCAAAGTATCTTTCATGGCGTGTTATGCACAACCAATCTGTTGACATATCAGATGGTGCGTTGTACTATCATGCAGATTACGTTGCTCCTAACTGGAGCGTTACCAAAGAAAAGACAATAAGGATTAACAATCATGTCTTCTACCGCTAACACAATCATTCGTGTCTGCTGTCCAGACTGTGATGGCGAAGGAACTACTGAGTCATATGTATACGAACCTTGGCGTGAAGGTGTAGTAAGCCAGTGTGAATGGTGTTGTGGCGACGGCTTTGTTGAATACAAAGAAATGTATGACAGCATGGCTGATGCACGACTAGACTATCCCGATGCAACGGAGATACTCCCGGTAAAATAATATGGACGAAGAAGGCTCGACGGTCTTCAAACGAAATGAAAAGTTCTTGGACATCCTTACGAAAGCTGCTGTTGATATTCCTGATCCTGTCAGGAATTACAGGCTCACGTCTGCTATTGTCTACAAGAACAGCATCATCTCCTTTGGAGCTAACTCATACAAGACTGATCCATTTCAGGCGAGGTGGAGTAAGAACGACCACGCTATTCACCTCCACGCTGAAGTCAATGCGATCAAGAACGCAATCAAGCGAGGTGGCGTTGACATCCTAAAGAAAAGTACTCTTTACATTGCCAGAGTTCGTAGTATAAACGGGACTGGATATGAAAGAGCAATGGCAAAGCCATGTATCGGTTGCCGCCGCTGCATAGCAGAGTTCGGAATAAAGAATGTAGTTTACACAACCAATGAAGGACATCGTTACCTGTAATGGAATACAAATTCAACCACCTTATTACTGTTGAACTTATTGACCACATGGGCAGTGACCTATCCGTAGTAAATGCTGCACGTGTGTCATTCAACAAGCAATCTGACTGGGATTCTGATGACAAAAGTCGTAGCAAAACCAAGACGTTACGGAAGAAAGACGAGAGACTTATTGAATATCTGGCACAGCACAATCACTGGTCGCCATTCTCTCACGCTACCATGTCAGTGCGTATTGCAGCACCAATCTTTGTTGCAAGGCAATTAGCAAAGCATCAGGTTGGGTTGGCATGGAATGAAATTAGCAGACGTTATGTCACCTACAATCCTGATCTATGGCGACCTGAAACATGGCGTAAGCAAGACGAGAACCTAAAGCAAGGATCACTAGACGAGGAGATTACGTCACCGTCTCTTGCAGCACATACGTATGAAGATGCAGCACGTCATGCTATTGATGCCTACAACAACTTAATTAAGTTAGGAGTATGTGCTGAACAAGCACGAGCCGTACTTTCTCAGGGCATCTTTACTGAATGGTATTGGTCAGGAAGTTTGTATGCTTTCTCTCGTGTGTATAACTTACGCACTGAAGAGACATCACAACGAGAAACAGCAGAGGTTGCGAAAGCTATTGGCTTCCACGCCAACCGCCTGTTCCCCGTATCATGGAAGACACTAACTGGAGAAGCCAATGGCTAAGACACTACGTGGAAACGAGAAGCCACCCTCTGAACAACATCGACGAACATCTATCGGGCAGTCAGCCAACTCCCGACCAAAGAATAAACACAAGAGGCGATCATGGAAGAAGTATCGGGGTCAGGGCAGGTAATACCGTTTGACTGGGCTGTTGAACGTATGTACTATAAGGGCAAGGTTGACTTCCATCGCCTTGTCCGCATTGAAATGATGGCAATGGGCTACAACCCTAACGATCAAGATGACCTGACTGAGTTCTGGAAACTTATCTACGAGGAGTTTATTGAAGATGACGATGACCCCACAACCCCTAAACAACCTGACTGGTGAAGAGGACAACATGAACGAGAGTGAAATCACCTATCGTGTCGATCAGCTAATGGACCTTGGCAAAGCCAGTGCCATTCGTGGCTGGTCAATGGAAGAAATTCTGAAGATTATTCAGAATGAGTTTGGTCCTGAAGGCTACGAGATTGCACGTACATATATTGTCAAGGACATCTCCGGCATTGAAGACGAGGAGAAGTATATTGATACTGCAATCCAGAAGGTTCGGAAAGAAAAGGCGATGGGCAGTACATCTGAAAAGATTCTGAAAGAACTTGAAGAAGTTACAAGCGAGGAGTGATGAATAACCTTTGGGTAAAGGACAGAAAGATTGTCTTTCGAGAACTGTATTCCACATACATTGAGGAAGGATACAGTAGCAAGGAAGCCAAGCGTCTTGCCAAGCAAGAGGCAGACGAGATCATGGCTGAAGACCAAATGTTTGTGAATGACATAATGGATGAAGACGAATGAAGTACGGAAAGATATGGGGGACAACACGCCCCCTACTCCAGACACCTTTCGTTGAGGTGCATCACATTGAAATCAGCAAGGGGGGACAGTGTTCATACCACCAACACCTACATAAGTGGAATATGTTCTACGTAATCAAGGGCAACCTTGAGATACGTGTAACCAAAAATAAATATGCACTTGAGGACATCACGTATCTAACGGATGGTGATTACACAACGGTCAGCCCGACTGAGAAGCACTACTTCAAGGCCGTCTCAGATGTAGAGGCTCTTGAAATCTACTATCCTGAACCACTATCTGAAGACATCCTTCGTGAAAATGTTGGTCGTGTAACACAGGATAGTTATAAACTTGGACGCGCCAAATCTAGTCTTGAAGAAGCTTACATAAAGGAAATGAAATAATGTTCTATGTTTGTGATGCAAAGGGAAAGAAAAGTGAAATGTTTAGTAGCAAGGAAGAGGCTACTGAACATCTACAAAATCTTGAACGCCTTGCAGATGTGTTACGTTGCAAGTGGGAGTACTCAACTGAGACAGACTTGATTGTGTCGGATGACGACCACGTTCTGAACACGTTCTCAGTTTACGAAACGGCTTAGATATAACACCAAGCAGGTTCAGTTATGAACCGCTTGGATGTTTATCTTACATTGACAATCCCCGTGAAAGGTATATAATGCTACCGATGACTGATGATTTCCCTGAAACCAAAGAAGTAAAGCGTGGTCCGTGTCCTTCATGTACGTCAAGTGATGCGTTCATTGAGTATGACGATGGGCATGGTCATTGCTTTTCCTGTAACTATCACAAGCGAAAAGATAAGGATACCGATATGGCAGTGACCGCACATCAAAACAACAAGACGCAGCCTTTGTCACAGGCATTTCGTGGCAACAACATGGCACTAACCGACCGTAACGTCACGCAAAACACAGCCAACAAGTATGGTGTGACTGCAACCATTGGCAGCAATGGTATTGAGAAACACTTCTATCCGTACCACGATGCTGACGGCAACCTCCTCGCCTACAAGACACGCCTCTGTGAGAAGAAGGACTTCTACATTGAGGGCCAGTTCACATCTGCCCGACTGTTTGGGCAGCAGCTATTCAGTGGTGGTGGTAAGTATATCACCGTGACTGAAGGAGAGATTGATGCGATGTCAGTCTTCCAGATGACGGGTAGCAAGTGGCCGTGTGTGTCCCTTAAGACTGGTGCACAGGGTGCAGTCAAGGACGTGAAGGCAAACTTCGACTTCCTCAATTCCTTTGAGACTGTCGTGCTTTGCTTTGACAACGACAAGCCCGGACGCGAGGCAGCATCAGCAGTTGCTGAGTTGTTTGAACCCAACAAGTGTAAGATTGCAAAGCTGACACTGAAGGATGCCAACGAGTATCTACAGCAGAACAAGACTGAGGAGTTTACTCGTGCATGGTGGAACGCACAGCCTTACACACCAGCAGGGATCATCAACCTTGCCGATATGTCGGAGACATTGTACGACGAGGACCAGTCACAAACCTGCATGTACCCGTTTGAAGGTCTGAACAATCTGCTGTATGGCATCCGTACTGGTGAGCTTGTCACACTTACAGCAGGTACTGGTACAGGTAAGTCTAGTGTAATGCGTGAACTGATGCACCATGTACTCAAGAGTACCAACGACAACATTGGTGTCATATCTCTGGAAGAGAACACTCGCAGCACTGTCTTCCATCTCATGTCGGTCGAAGCCAACCAACGCCTGTACATTCGTGAAGTTCGTGACCAGTTCCCTGAAGACCAGCTACGTGCATGGGAGAATGAGACAATCGGCACTCGCCGCTTCTATGCCTTCGATCACTTTGGTTCTCTTGGAACCACTGAAATCCTCAACCGTGTACGGTACATGGTCAAGATACTTGACTGCAAGTGGGTGTTCCTAGATCACCTGTCGATCCTTGTGTCAGGTCTTGAGGGTGAGGATGAGCGGCGTAACATCGACCAGCTTATGACCAAGCTACGGTCACTGGTTGAGGAGACACGTTGTGCATTGCTACTTGTCAGCCACCTTCGACGGTCATCAGGTTCAGACCGTGGACATGAAGATGGAAAAGCTGTAAGCTTGTCACATCTACGAGGCTCACAAGCAATCGCACAGCTATCAGATGCAGTGGTTGCAATGGAGCGTGACCAACAAGCAGAGGATGAAAATGCTGCAAACACAACTACCATTCGCGTACTCAAGAACAGGTACGCTGGAGAGACAGGAGTTGCATGTCACCTGTATTTCAATCGTGAGACAGGTAGGTTGCACGAGGTCGAGAACCTTGGTGACAACCCAGATCAACCCAAGCACATGGACATTACAGCGGAGACTATCTAAATGAAACACGTGGTGGACATTGAAGCTGACTCATTACAGCCGTCCACCATTCACTGCATCGTTGCAAAGAATGTCGAGACGGGAAAGGTTTACACCTTTAGAGAAAGGGAGTGCATCGACAACTGGCCTAGCTTTTCAAAGCAGAACATCACAAGCTACGTGATGCACAATGGTATCAGCTTTGATGCACCTGCTCTCAACCGTCTGACTGGCACACGTATATCAGTGGACCAGATCGAAGACACAATGATTATGTCGCAGATCACAAATCCAATGCGTGATAACGGTCACTCGCTTGACGCATGGGGCCAGACACTTGGCTTCCCTAAGACGGAGTTCAATGACTGGTCCCATTGCTCAGACGAGATGGTAAAGTATTGCATCAATGATGTGGAGTTGACGGCAAGAGTGTACGCCACACTCCAGAATGAGTTACGAAACTTCAGCGATGAGAGTGTTAGGATGGAACACACTATCAGGTTCCTGATTGACAGACAGCAGAAGAACGGCTTCACACTTGACATGCCCAAGGCAATGGCACTGATGTCACGCCTCTCTGACATGGCAGGTGATATTGAACTACAGGTACAGGAAGCCTTCTATCCTCTGCCCACCTTTATCAAAGAGGTTTCACCCAAGATCAAGAAGGATGGGTCACTATCCAAAGTTGGGCTATCACATCTAGGTGATGACTGGCCGTGTGCTGGTGGTGGACATTCAGTGGTAGACTTCCCACAGTTTAACCTTGCCAGTAGGCAGCAGATTGTACGCCACCTACAGCATCGTGGTTGGAAGCCTACCAAGTTCACAGAGAAGGGACACCCCATCGTAGATGAAGGAGTTCTCAAGCATGTGGACATACCTGAAGCACAGTTGATTGCACGTTACCTGCTATTGCAGAAGCGTGTGTCACAGATCAAGCAGTGGATCGACTACTATGATGACGACGGTAGGGTCCACGGTAGGGTGCTTACACTCAAGGCAGTCAGTGGGCGTATGGCACACCATGCACCTAACATGGCACAGGTTCCTGCCTCCTACTCTGAGTTTGGTAAGGAGTGCCGTGAGTGTTGGATTGCTTCAGTACCTGACAGAGTTCTGGTTGGTTGTGACGCGAGTTCACTTGAGTTACGTGGACTTGCCCACTACCTGAATGACAAAGCGTTTATCAACGAGGTTGTCAATGGTGACATCCACACCGCCAACCAGAACGCAGCAGGGCTGGAGACACGTGACCAAGCTAAGACGTTTATCTATGCCTTTATCTATGGCGCTGGTGCTGCCAAGA